TCGTCTCAGGATACCACACCAAACCTGACTCGAACAGAGGGGCTACCGAGTTCATGCGAACATGTTTATCATTCCCGCGACTGGGTGTAAAATTCACTACCGGAATGCCCGAGGTCCGAAGTTCTTGTGTTAAAGGATGTCCGGAAGCCTTCGCCTCAATCAAGACAGTTTCTGGTTCCCAATACTTATACTCTTCTAAGGCAATCTTTTTTAAATCCGGGAACTCCCATCGACCCCTTTTAGCATCAAGCAGAATTGCATTAGGCGGCCCTGCCTCCATAGGATAAAAGACACCCCACGTCTGAATTGCGCTAAAGTCCGCTGTTCGTGTCTTCAAGAACGCCGTGTCATAGCTCTGCATTACATATTGTAAAGGTGGGATATTTCCCCGCTTCCAGGGCTTCCACCACTCCCGCTTGATAATGGATGCAGTATCCAAAGTCGGGCACTGCATATACTGAGCATTCCATCGAGTAAGAGGAATAGAGGCCTTGACCTGCTCTAGCTCGTCAAGCTTCCAATACTCCGGCCATAAAGGACTGCCACTGGGCAAAATTGCCGGAAACTCAATCAGATCCCACTGGTCCGCCTTCACATCAATAGACGACTGACGTAGCAACCGGGCAGTCAAATCCTGATCACTCCAACGGGTCATAACCAAAATAATGGTGCCCCCCGGCTGTAGCCGTTGTCTTGGACCCGAACTGTACCACTCCCACGCACTCTCCAGCGCATTCGACGACATAGCGTCCTGTTCGGAGTGAGGATCATCAACAATAAACAAATCCGCACCGCGCCCCGCAATAGATCCCCCCACACCCGCCGCATAATACTCTCCGCCGTCATCCGTCTCCCATCGATACGCCGCCTTGGAATCCGACCGGAGCTTTGTCGTAAATACTTTTTTGTACTCCTCCGATTCCATCAGGTTTTTTACCTTGCGGCCAAACCTCACAGACAAGTCCGCAGTGTGTGTCGCCTGCATAATTTTTAAATCCGGATTTCTCCCAATCATCCACGCAGGAAACAAATGGCTCGCAAACTCCGACTTCGTATGACGCGGAGGTAAGTTTATAATTACTCTCTTCAAAGTTCCGTTAGCCACGGCCTCAAACTTCTTAGCAATAACCTCGTGATGCTGGCCCGGTATAAAATTAGGCCACACAAACCGCACAAAATTAAGAAAGTTTTTCTGCGCTGACTCGTACGTTATTAACTCGCAGTCTCGTCGGGAAAGGGCCGCGTACTCTCTCAGCGCCTCATCAGGCACAGAACGAAGGTCTTCAGTTATTAATTTCAACGGTGCCTCAAAGTAGCCCTGTTCGTCTGAGGATTATAACGATACTCCGTCTTGGATCTCCCAGAGGCAGTGGCTGCACGATCTATAGCCCGCTCCTGAGCAGTCATGCGATTGCGCCTCTCGCCCGCCGCAGTCAACGTCCCGTCGTCATTCATATGACCACGACTCTTTAAAATCTGCTCGGCTTTCTCCCGAGATCCAACTTGATAAGACAGGCGATCTACAAGCTGATGCCGACCCATAAACTTCATGGTCATATGCATACCTCACAAAGAACTAGAGAATATCATCCATGATCAGAGGACAGCCGTCAAATGCCATCTGACAGTTGTATTCGATAAACTCGGAAGCTTCGTCCTCTGTCATCTGATCTCTTATTACAAGCACATCAATCATCTTATCATAAGAATATATTACCCGAAGCTCATGATTGATCATGGTTGTGCCAATGATCGCATCCTCAAAACCGTCCATAAGGACGGCTGTCGTATCAAAGTGTTCTGCACGTTCAGCTACTGCTTCACGAAGGGGATGGGTCTTTGTCACGGTGTCCTCTTTTTATTATGCCCCCCAGCCGCCGGGGGACCCTATAAACAGACTGTAAAAAGGGGGCCGGGGTCAATATCAAAAGTTTTATTTCCACATAACTTTCCGTGAAAAACAGTATATATGTCAGGCGCGCGCGCGAGCAGGGGTCGAATAGGGGGTCGGGGTCAATGGTTCGGTCGGGCTCGATCTCGGGATTTTCAATAGGGACCCGTGCCAACAGGTATGCACCAGACGCATAGCAGGTATGCGTAAATAATTGTTGACTTTCTTTTGACTATGTGTTAGTCTGTTTGTGTTAGATCGATGGTGATCTAGCACGGCTGTTTTACATTGTGGAGAAATACTATGGACAGCGACAACACGATTGTGAACGCGACTGCACTCTTTTCTAGTGGCGCCTCGCGCTTATCGAACAGCTTTCAGGAACTGGTCGAACAGCTTACGAAAGAACTTAAGGCTCACAAAGAACTTATCGATAGACTAGAGCAGAAGATAACAGATCTAGAACAGAAGGGCTCGCAGTCAGTCAGCATCAAGATAGATGGTGACGTCGGCGAAAGACTAGACGAGCTTGAGCAAAGACTCAACGACGAGCTTCACTCTGAAGAAGACATAAGAGAGTGGGCGCGAGACGAAGCTCAAGAGGTCTTGAGCAGCACGAGCTTCGAGATCACAGTCAACCAATAAAGAAGAGAGGGGATCTCTCCCCTCTCACTCTTTCAAGAAAGGAAAGAAAATGGAAACGTCGCAATATACACCAGAACGAGACCCTAATGGGAAGATGTTTATCTTAAGCATTGGATCGAGGGTTCAGGCACATCCCGCTTGTGACTGTTGGATGAGGGGAGATCGATACGGAACAGTCGTAAGGATCACGAGTAAATCAATCCATGTGAAGATGGATAGATCCGGCAGAACCCGCAAGTTTACATCCGGCCTTTTACATCCGGCCTTATTGCACAAAGGAGATACACAATGACCATCGCAGAAAAACAACTGATCCTCGCTAGCGTTCAAGCAACTTTCAATATCAGCATTGCCTTGCTCGATAGCAAAATGAAATATGCCTCCCTTGTTCAAAAATGCGATCTGATAAAAGAAAAGATTGATTTAATTCAAGCCTATGCCGCTCAGGTCTCAGAAATATGCCACGGGAAGGCTTAACAATGTCAGACCTAATCGCAGTCATTGACGCCTATCAGGTTTTCATCATTTTAGAACTTGCATAAAAGAAAGGGGAGAGAAATCTCCCCTTGACTTTTTCTTTATAGTTGATACATTGATATTGTCCCAAAGCAGAGGAGAAAGTGCAATGGACACGTTTACAGCAATCAATATAATCGAAGGCATTGAAGACGCAGAAGAGTTCGAGATTATCGAGGCCTGGCAATATCTGATCGATACAGGCATTGTCTGGAGCCTACAAGGTTTTTACGGTCGCACGGCGCGAGATTTAATTGAGACAGGCATGTGCTATCTCAACAATAGCGAAGAAGAATTCGCAGTCTAATCGAGAGCGGGGGCGCGAGCTCCCGCTCTTTTCTGTCCTTTAATCAATCAATGTCCTATTAGGACTTTACCGGCGCGGAGACGCATCATGATTACAAAAGCACAGCAACAAGCTATCCTCAGAATATACAATCGAGACACAAGTGAAGCCCCGTCTTACCTACAATTCCGTCGCAGAGTATTGCGCGGGTTTGACTGTCTTATGCTACCTTGGAAAGGCATGTGGATTGGGATTGAGACCGATGGTTATACTCACACGTGAGACTTTACCGGCGCACTGAAACTTTACCGGCGTGATTTCTCCACACGCCTCGCCCCCCGCGAATTTATTTTTGCGGGGGGCTTTTATTTGTTGACTTTTATTTGACTTGCCTCTATATTATCAGAGTAACGCAAACCAAGGAGAAAGATCATGCGTTCAATTTCCACTATCGCACGCGAGATCCGCGCAGACTGGACAAAGCCATACTTTGGCGCAGTCCCATACTTAAGCGCAATGCAGTCTCTCGATAGCATCGAGGATAACTATTATGAGGATAGCGGCAAATCCGTTGTTCTCTACTTTCTGGCGAACGCGCAGACTTGGAAGGGAGACAAAGCACGGGCGATAAAGGCCGAGCTTAAGAAGCTCTGCGGCATCAAATAAAATTAGCACTTTACCGGCGCATTGAGACTTTACCGGCGCGGGCCCGTTTCTCCACAAGCGGGCCCGTTTTTATTTGTTGACTTTCATTTGACTTGTGTTATTCTTGGCGCGTCAATTCCATAGAAAGGGAACATCATGACAACGTTAAAAGAAGCGCAAAGCGCAGGAAAAATTTCGACGGCTAACTCAAAGATGCCGGGCTCAACTTTCGGCGTGTCCGCAAAACATTGCAACGTAGGCGGCAAGCTAGCTCAGCTCAAGGGTTCGGTGTGCTATGAATGCTACGCCTTAAAAGCTCAAAAAAGATGGCCGTCGGTTGACATCGGATGGACCGGCAACTTGGACAAAGCCACGCGCATGATAAGCGCGGACCCTGCCCGCTGGATCGCTTATATGAGCTTCCAAATTAACAGGGCTTTCCTAAAGACCGGCGAACCCTTCCACCGGTGGTTCGATAGTGGAGACTTGCAATCGGTTGAGATGCTAGAGGCAATCTGCGACGTCGCACGCGCCACGCCCCAGATCCGCCATTGGCTTCCGACACGCGAGACAAAGATCATTAATGACTTTACCGGCTCGATCCCAGACAATCTTGTCGTGCGGATCTCGAGCCCGATGATTGATGACAAGCCAATCAACAAATACATATGGACGAGCACGGTCCACAAGAACAGTGAACCGGTCGGGCATGTCTGCCCTGCCCGTCACCAAGGCAATGCCTGCGGGTCATGCCGCGCTTGTTGGTCAGATGACATCCGAAACATCTCCTACCCCCTCCACTAAGGGGTAGTTACTCTTTGCTTAGCTTATTGATACTTTACCGGCGTGCGTGCTACTTTACCGGCGCGACGTTGACAAACCTCCCCTGTCCGTTGCCAACTGCCCACGGTTGAGCGCCTGCGCTCCCGTGGGTCTTTTTGTTTCACGTGAAACTTTACCGGCGCAGTCGGACTTTACCGGCGCGACTCATGAATTTTATTCATCTCTGAGCTGATGAAATCTATCAGGATTTGCCACTTTACCGGCGCACTGAGCACTAGATCTGGTGTCGACTGACCTTTGACCACTAAATCTAGTAGTTTTACACATGAAAAAATTTCAACGACCTCTGCCCGTGGACGGCTGACCAAGTTAAACACGTTCGGTAGTATAGTACTTCTTCTTGTCTGCCAAGCAATTTGAGGAGGACGCCACAAAGAGGCCGCTTGCAAAAGCTTGCGGTGTTCTACCTTGTTCTCAACCCAGAATTCACCAAAGGAGGCGGCTCCGTTAACGTCTGGAATACCAACGCCTGCCCACGCCTCAATCCGTGTCCAGTGAATCGTCGGTGTCGCTTTGCGCAGAGACTGATACATTTGTTTTTCGGTTTGGAACAAAGTCTATCTCCTTCGGGGGGAGCATCGCCTGCTTCAAAGCAGGGTATTGCTCTTGCAGCTTTTGAAGCTCGGCGAGCACCTCCTCACGGGACATCTGATCGATCTTACCAACAAGAATTTCAGAGCGGCTGATGTAGAGGCCTGCCGCCATGCCACGTTGTTTCTCTGCCGCCACGGCAGGGCCAAGGGCTTTCTGCTCGATGGCAAGGTCACGGAGGCGGGCGAGCTGGCTGATGTGCGACTCGTAGGTGACCTCATGTTGCTTTGCGAGATCTTTCTCAAGTTGACGGATGCGTTCAATGATCTTGGGGTTGTCCCGCCCGTTCATGAAGCGAGAGGCCACGACGGCAGGATCCTGATAGCCCGCCTTCTCTGCTGCTTCGGTTTGGTTCATAAACCCAAAGACAAAGTTGCGGCAAAAGTCCTCCTGTTTCTGGGTCAGCCCAGACTCGAGCTTGGTAAGCACGGTCTTGGGAGGGGCGACAGTCTTCACATAGTGGGTCTGCTTACGATCCTTCACAGTGTTCTCTTTCTGTTCTGATTTTCCCAGTAAGGCATTCTACTCAAAGGAAATTTTATTTCTAGAGAAAAGATCTTTGTTTCCACGCGCGGGGGGAACCTATTTGAACCTATCAAAAGTTTTGATAGAATATATCGTGTAAGCCTTTGAATATATTGATATAGTCATATATCGTACCAATCCAGTATATCTAATCCTAAAAATTTCTATTTGGGGGCGCGCGCGCAGATTCGGTTTGAAAAATGCATTTTCTCTAAAAGTCCAATATATGACTATATCAATATATTCAAAGACTTAGCCAATATATCCTATCACTCTTATAGTATAATATATCAAATGACCAAGGTCAGAGGTCACCGTACAACCACCCATGCACCTACCGCATAGCGGATATGCATTCTTACCACAACTCCTGGAGTTTACAATTTGTGCACAATCACTATGATAACCTATGTTGATTTGTTCGTAGAAAGGAACATCACATGGGTCTCGATATGTATTTAAGTGCCAAGCGGTCTTTTTGGTATGACGAAGAGCCACCGAAGCTTGAAGATATGCCAGAGGGCTTTCGTGTTCGGGGAGTATTCGCGGATGCCGCCTGTTGGCGGAAGGCAAACCACATCCACCAGTGGTTCGTGGACAACGTACAGGACGGAGTAGACGATTGCCGCCCCTATGAAGTGTCCCGTGATCAGCTTGAGGCACTCGTTGACCTCTGCAAAGAAGTCCTCACTGACCCGTCAGAAGCAGAGGACAAACTGCCTACGACAGACGGCTTCTTCTTTGGGTCGACTGACTACGAGCAGTGGTACAAGGATAACCTTCAGCTAACAATTACCCAGATCGAGAAGGTGCTTGCCTCCTTCAACGACAACTGGTCATTTGAATATCAATCCTCTTGGTAAGCTCGCAGAAAGGAGCACGCTATGGAAATGCACTTAAACTTAAACTACCAGATGACCACCAAAGACGGTCTCGTCTTGGGTGTCTGGAACGAGAAGAAAACCTCGGCTCATCTCGACTATTATGTTGGACCGTTTGAGGACGAGGACAGCGCGAAGAAATACGCTGACGACTACACCAAGTCGTGGCAGATGGGCTACAATGGCAGAGGACGGGCGACAAAGCTCAATCACTCCTTCTATGTGGCCTGCTCCCGTTGGACATCGTGTGACTGAGGACCGAAACCACGGGAGCTGAGCAATGAAAATCAAATATATCTGCATACAGTGCGGCTCTGATCACGTAAGTCGGGACGCCTCCTGCCGTTGGAATATCGAAACCCAACAGTGGGAGATCGCCAATTTCACAAACTTCACGTTTTGCCATGACTGCAACGACAATTTGATAATTTTGGAACTCCCGATTGAAGAAGGAGAAGACCAATGAACGTAGAACAACGCCAAGCTATCGAACGCAAGATCGTGGGGATGGTCATCGACGCGGCCTTTGAGATGGGTTTCAAGATCCGAATCGACAATGGCGGGGAGCCGGAGGAAGAGATCGCCTGCGCCACTGCAGAGGAAGCCAAGGCCAACATCATGCAGACGGACGAGGAGTACCTCCATTTGTTCGTCCAGACCGAAGAACGCCCGTGGAAAGGGGTTGGGTGGGTCTGGTGCGTCTATGGCAATGACGGCTACGACGTGATTGCTGACTACTCGAACAACGAAGCCGCGAGAAAAATCGTAGAACCAATTTATGACCTGACCGAGAAAGGACAGATCTAATGCCGTCGTATACCATACAGCGATTAATCGATGCCTTGAAGAACCTGCCGTCGCACGCAACAGTCTATGTCTGGGATGACGGTGATCGTCATGCTATCTTGTCAGTGGACAAGGTCGATGAAACAACGGTCGATCTTAACATCAATGCGATTGACTCGACGGAAGAACTTAGCCGGTTGCAACGTCAGCTCGACGACCTGAGAAAGGTGGCGAGACTGAACTTACAGTTGACAGGGATCAACAAAAAGTAGATACTGATTCGTGGTTTAATTTACAAAAACGCATAATTAAAAACCAGAGAAAGAAGGGGAATATGGACAAATATCAAAACGCAAATTTTCTTGTGTCTCGTAGTCTTGAGGTCAGTGCACTGTGCCTGACCTCAGCGGACAAGGCTTTTCTCAGTATCGTTTTGGATGGGTATCGCGCAGAGATGGAGCGTGCTCTGTCTGATCCTGCGATGCCTTCCCGCACTCGCGAATTTATCTTGAAGGAAGTTGCTGACTCGAAGCGTCTCTCTGGCCTGATGACAGGTGACCAATGACAGGTGACCAAAGTAATCCAAGAAAGCTTCTTGATAAGCTTGCCAGTCTTATGAACGGCTATCTGGATGAGGCGACGACCGATAAGGAGAGGGAGTCTGCGATTACTACTGGCCTCCAGACCCTCGTGAACTTTGCGATTTTGTCGTCTTGCACGACAGGTCTGACGGAAGACGAGATGCACGATGTCGTGCATAAGATTTACTCAGTGTACAATGAAGGCAAAGCAAATGACTGAAGAAATGAAACGCCTCATCAAGTCATATGAAGAGGAGCTTGATCATTATCGAAGTTTGTTCTCTGTGGACCAATTCTCGATACGGTTGCGGGATTACTTCGGGCTAACACAACAACTGGCGGCGGCGCTAAGGCTTTTCTTGGACACAGGCCGCGTGTCGAATGATGCGCTACAAAAAATTGCTGAGGTGTACGGGCGCAAAGAAGAGCACGATCAAAGCTACTCAAAGATTGTGGTCTGGCGGTTGCGTAAAGCTTTCAAAAACTTTGGCTTTGTTATTGAGAATATTTACGGGTGGGGATACGGGATGCCGCCTGATCAGGTGAAGGAATTGAAGGACATTATGAACGGCAAGAAAGTCAAGAAAGTCAAGAAAGGAAAATGAGAAATGTCTTTTAAAATATTAAGGGTTAAAGAAGTAATGGCACGGTGTGGGTTGTCGCGAAGCATGATTTACGTTTTGATGGCGGAAAACAAGTTTCCCGCTTCAATTAATCTTACAATGCGGTCTATTGGATGGGTCGAGCAAGACATTGAGGATTGGATTTCATCCAGAATTGCCAAGTCGAAAAAAGCCAAGGCGAAAAAAGCCAAGGCCTTGAAGAAAATGAAAGTTAATTTAAATGACCGTATCCTACATCAATAATTACAAAACGATACGCAATAAGTTTCGTTCGCCGGCGAAGCCTGCTGTGGTTCAAAAGACAGAGGTCAAAGAACAACCCGCACCTGCCGTTGTGCTTGAGCCAAAGCAGATTAAAGAGCTTCCAAAGATCGAGCGGTGGGCGCGTTACGGTTCGAACGGTAAGAACTATCGCGACATGATAAGTGACGCGAGAATACTTCGCATCGAAGCAGAGGAGCGTGGCATCAGCTTCTATACCAAGCTCCTGGAAGGTATGCCGACCGTATCGAACCGCCTGAAGCTTGTGACGGTGGTCGTGCTTGAGGAATACGCGATTGGTTGGAAGACACTGTTTGACAAGGAACGGTGTGTGTTTAAGACAGCGATACGATGGAAAGTCTTTGACGCACTACGTAAAGAGGGCCTGTCGCTTTTAGAAATTGCAAAGCTGTGTAACGTGGATCACACGTCGGTGATGCACGGTCTTAAAAGAATCAGAGGAGGGAATATAGATGTCCGACACACAAAGAATTCTTAGGGAGCGTGGAAAGACTCACGGTAATTTTGCCGATAATGCGGCTCTCAGTCAGCAACTGAAAAGCGCCATGAGTTCCTCAAAGAACTGGTCTGCGTTAAACACTGCTCAACGAGAAGCACTAGAGCTTGTCGCTGTAAAAATCAGTCGTATTTTGGGTGGGGATAAAAACTATTGTGATCATTGGACAGATGTTGCCGGATATGCCGAGCTTGGCAGAGAATTTTCAAACACGTCCTTAGCCACGGTTCAAAAAAATTTAGCCGAAGCAGTTCTCCCTACTATTAGCGACATTACTTTTGTCGAAGAACAGGGCAACGAGGAGAAAGCACCACTGTTCCCGATGTTGTTTAAAAAATGAGCCCTGAGTGGTTAGTTTTTATCCTCGGTGAGTCAGTTGTAGCCTTGTGCATTGTGATGATTTTGATTGGGCGACACACAAGAGGTCCAAGTGCCTGATGTTATTATGTGTAAAGAAACGATTGTTGAGGCAAAAATGAAAACGAAGCGAGCACGTGTTGTAAAGACAACTAAAACTCTTGTTGAGGCGGAAATGAAAACGAAACGAGCACGTGTTGTAAAGACAACTAAAACTCTTGATGAAATTATGTCTGAGTTTATGACTGCAATGACAAATTATTACGGGGTAGTCTCTCGTAAAATAGAACATGAGAAGGAATTAAAAAAACTTCAGAACAAAGAAAGTGAACTGCTTATCAAATACAATATTGCTTTGTTGAACATAGAAAAGCATTTCAAGGTAACATAAATCAGCGAAGGTAGCGAGTTTACTTTTTAAATTTTTAGAAAGGAAAGAGATATGATGTACTACGATCCAAAACAAATGGAGCCCTTTGACGATATGGTTCCTTCTGTTGATTCTACTACTAAGGACATCCTCAACAAAGCTATAAAAATTTATGAAGACCAAGTCTCAGTGGTTGAGGCTCAAAAGATTACTATAAAACACCTGAAGACTATTCTTGATGAGATAACAAACGACTTCATAGTTTTGAAAAGAAAATACATGCTTTCTCTTGGGGAAAAAGGCATCGCATTTGAGAAGCCAATAAAAGACCTTGATATCAGTATGCGAACTTATAATGCTTTCAGAGACCTGAGGCTTAAAACTTTAGGTGATGTGTATGTAATTAGAAAAGAGGAACTTTTACGTCAGCGTAACTTTGGTAAAACTTCTCTCAAAGAAGTAGAGGAACTTATGTTAAGTCACGGTCTTGAAAATTGGGGCGAGAAAAATGTGATACGAAGAAACTATCCACAACTTTTCAATGGGTCCTGAATAGGTCAGTTGACAAAGGGCAGAGGACACCTTACCGTCTTCAACCCATACGGAGAAGAAAGCCGTGACGGTTTATATTACGCAAGAAGTCAGGGGAAGAGATCTCTCTGATGCTTTAAGTTTCGGTGAGCTAGATGTTCTGATTCCTGCAAAGGATCAGATAGCTTTGTCTGCCGCGCCAACAGTACGGCGTATGTTAAGGAAGCTGTCTAAGTTTACTGATAAGGACTATTTAGTCCTATCCGGTGATCCAGTTTGCATTGGCATCGCTTGTGCCATTGCGGCTACTTCAAACAATGGAAAGTTCCAAGTGTTGAAGTGGGATAGGTTGGATCAGATATACTATCCAATACAGGTCAATCTCTTTGGAAAGGAGAAAGAAAGTGGATCTGTCAGTTCTTGAGGCGGCGGCTGCCGAAGTCGAGAAGATTGAAGAGGAAGGACTCTCACGGGTTTCTTCCTTAGTCAAGAAACAGATGGCACTCGAAAAGCGTGTCACTGATATTGAAGAGGAACTTTCACGCGCGAAGGAAGATCTTCGTTGCGTGCAAGAAGAAGAGCTGCCGTCAGCGTTGTTTGAGCATGGCCTCAAATCCTTGCAGATGGAAGATGGTAGCGTTGTTACTGTCGATTCGTTCTATGGTGCGTCTATTCCAAAGGATCGTATCGTTGAAGCTTTTAATTGGCTTCGTGACAATGGCTTTGGTGACATCGTTAAGAATACAGTCTCGGCCTCTTTTGGTCGGGGCCGCGATGACGAAGCACAAGCTCTGCTCAACAATCTCGAACAGCAGGGGATGGATGTATCGCAGAAGCAGTGGGTTGAACCCATGACACTCAAGGCTTTTGCAAAGGAGCAGATCGAAAAAGGATCTGCTATTCCAAGTGATTTGTTTGGCGTGTACGTAGGGCAAAAGGCCCGTGTTCGGAAAGGAAAGAAGTGATGACTAAGAATACAGTAGCGAAGGTCGAAAAGACCTCACCCCTCGCGTTCATTGGGGAAATTGATTTAGAGCAGTATGCCGGTGCCGGTATGCAAGAAATGAAGGCGGAGGACATGTCGATCCCCTTTCTTCGCATTCTCGCACAGCTTTCACCGCAAGTGAATAAGCGTGATGGTGCATACGTGCAAGGTGCAGAAGCAGGAGACATCTATCACACGGTAGAGAATCGTGTGTTCAAGGGTGACGAAGGCGTAATTGTTGTGCCGTGCTATGTCTCGCATCGTTATGTCGAATGGAGGCCTCGTGAGAAGGGTGGTGGCTACGTTGCTAGCTATCATCCAGAAGATCCTGTCGTAAAGACAGCATATCGTAGTGATCGCGGCAATGATGTTCTTCCGAACGGCAACATGTTGGTAAACACATATCAATACTTTGTGCTTTTGATTACTTCAGACGGTCCACAGCGTTGCATGGTTGCCATGTCGTCCTCGCAGGTACAGCGGGCGAAAAAATGGAACACCGTATTGCAGGCTCAGACTGCTCGTGGTTCAAAGGGATTGTTTACTCTCCCGATATTCACCTACATGTACAGAATGCGTACTACCCAACAGCAGAATGATAAGGGGTCGTGGTACGGTTGGGACATCACAAAGGAAGGTACGGTTGATGTTGAAACTTTCCAGTTAGCCGATGACTTCAGGCTTGCCGTGCGTGATGGTGACGTGAAGGTGCGTCCTCAGGAAGACGAGGCAGAACAAACTATTCGCTCAATTTCCACCGCAAAAGAAGACGAAGTTCTTTAATTTGTGGTCAGAGGCACGGCCTACGGGCCGTGTCCTCCTCGGGGGATGAGCCGTGGATTTAGCACAAGAATTTTTTGATCTGTTCCAAGGTAGCGACATTGCTCATGGAACATTTGAGATCAATGCAGAAAGAGTGACAGATGGCAAACGTCAGGGGACTGCCCGCGTTATTCGTGAAGCAACGACTGTTGATCATTGGAAAAGTCATCTCAATGGCAAGATTGGCCTTGGGATCATCCCAATCACGAGTGAGAATAGTGTCCGGTGGTGCGCCATCGACGTTGATGTATACAGTCTCGATCACGCCTCCCTCGCGAGAAAGCTTAAGTCTTTACACGTCAAGGCTGTGCTTTGCCGATCAAAGTCTGGAGGGGGACACCTTTACTTTTTTCTGAGCGAGTCGATCCCTGCCGGTGATGCGATGTTAAAATGCGGGGCTATAGCCGCATTACTCGGTTACGGTAACTGCGAGATATTCCCGAAGCAGGCGACGATCCTCAAAGATCGTGGCGACACGGGCAACTTTTTGAACATGCCCTACTTTGCCAGTGGTCGAAGCACGCGCTTTGGTTTCAACAATGACGGCACAGGTCTAAGCGCACAAGAATTTGTAGACTTTGCAAAGTCTTGTGTGATGACAGCCGATGAATTTTTTTCAATTAAGACAAGGGACGAGAAGCATGAAGAGACGTTGCCTGAAGGACCACCTTGTCTCCAACATTTAGCGTCGCAAGGTTTCGGGGAAGGTAGCAGGAACAATGCGTTATTTAACCTTGGGGTCTACGCAAGACTTTCAAGTCCAGATGACTGGGAAGAACGAGTTAAGAAAATGAATACGGCTATGGTTGTGCCACCTCTTGAGATCAAAGAGGTTGAGACAGTCATCAAGCAACTTAAAAAGAAAGATTACTTTTACAAGTGCGGCGATCAACCTATCGCATCTTTCTGCAACAAAGACGTGTGTGTCACGCGTAAGTTTGGCATTGGGGAAGGCAATGCAGGAGTTGATATTAGTTCTCTTACAAAGATTGATGGCGATCCACCGATCTGGATCTTGACTGTCAATGGACAAAGGTTGGAGCTTAGCACAGATTCGCTCCACTCTCAGACGATGTTTCAAAAAGCTTGCATCTCACAAATCAATCAGTTTCCACCGATGGTCAGCGCTCCTACATGGCAACGCAAGGTTGCCGCTCTGCTCTCCGGCGCAACTGTTGTTGAAGTACCACCAGACACCACAACTAAAGGTGAGTTTGAAGATTTGTTAACGGCGTTCTGCTGTGACCGTGCGCGTGGCAATGAGCGACAGGAAATCTTGCAGGGTATTACGGTATGGATGGAAGGGAAGATCTTCTTTCAGATCAAGGATCTTAAAAAGCATCTGACCGTTAACGGCTTTACACAATACACGTCAAACAAGATTGGTCTTGTGTTGAAAGAGGTTGATGGTGCAACCAAGACATTCTGGAATGTACGAGGCAAGGGGGTCCATGTGTGGAGCCTTCCTGAAAAACACTTTATCAACAACATGATTGTTAATAAGCGGGAGATTCCACAATTTAAAGAGGATCAGGTGCTCTAATGAAGATTATTCTTGGCCCCCCGGGCACGGGCAAAACAACGAAGCTTCTCTCACTTGTTGAGTACTACCTCGCCAAAGGCGTGCCCCCAGATCGCATTGGTTACTTCGCTTTTACACGTCGTGCGGCGCACGAAGCAATCACTCGTGCAAAGGCTAGGTTTAAACTTGAGACTAACGCCTTTCCGTTCTTTAAGACATTACACAGTCTGGCGTTTCGTCAGCTTGGCATCTCGTCCAAGAACCTTATGCAGTATGAGCACTACAACGACATCAGCAAGTGGTTGAAAATCCCGAAGTTTAATCAGAGCCTTGAGATAGAGGACGGCCCGTTTATTGACTTTGGGTATGGAGACAAATTTCTTCAGACAATTAACATGGCTCGTACTTGTCAAGTGCCACTGCGCGAGTTGTACAATCGTTCTGAGGTATCACTTCATGTAAATTGGTCAGAACTTGAGTGGGTCAACCGATGCATAAATGAATATAAAAAGAAACATTACCTTTATGATTACACGGATCTACTTGAGCAATTTGTTGCACAAGAGCTGGCACCCAGACTTGACGTTGCATTTATTGACGAGGCGCAAGATCTGTCGCCGCTACAATGGCAGATGGCACATCTCATTGAGCGGTGCGCCGATGAAACATACATTGCAGGTGATGACGATCAGGCCATCTACAGGTGGGCGGGGGCAGACGTTGACTACTTTATCCGCCTTGATGGTGACGTGACAGTTTTAGATCGAAGTTACCGCATCCCAAGTAGTCATCATGAGATCTCGCAAAACCTGATCAATCGTATCAATTCACGCCGACCCAAAGTTTTTGAGCCCCGCCCTGAGCGTGGCATTGTGCAGTGGCACTCGGACAGCATGAGTGTTGATCTTTCTGAAGGGTCGTGGCTTCTGCTGGGGCGCACAAAGAATATGGTCCGTGATCTTGAAGCAGAGGTAAAAGCAAAGGGCCACCTGTACACAACACGTCTTGGTAAATCCGACAAAAACGACGTCACATCTGCGATTGAGATCTGGGAACGTCTGCGCGACGGTGGCGAAGCAACCCTTGAAGAAGTTCGCCTTGCATACAAGTTCATGGAAAAAGATCAGGTGGCACACGGCTTCAAGACAATGCCCGACGCCGATGAAGAACGTCCGTATAAAATCCAAGATCTTGTGCAAGATTTCGGGTTAAAACATCAAGACCCTTGGAGCATTGGCCTGAAGCGTATCCCTGAAGAGACCCGGGTGTATCTTGAGGCGTGCGAAAGAAAGGGTGAGAACGTCGGCAGTAAGCCACGCATTCACATCTCTACGATTCACGGGGCTAAGGGTGCAGAGGCAGACAATGTCTTGTTGCTTACGGATTTTAATTACCCAAATGAAAGACGGCTTCGTTATAACCCACATCTTATGGACGATGAGAAGCGCGTGTTCTATGTTGGTCTTACACGAGCAAAAGAACAGCTTCACTTGATCCATCCGATGAATACACAGGGGTTTAGAATATGATTGAAAAAGAGACTCATTCAGATCGTATTCAATCTGTGTATACGGCGGTAATTAAAAATATGATCGCGCAAATCAATGATTGTTACGCTACCGAAGAGCACGGTTCTTCTGAGGTTATGTTTGATTGTGCATTGGTCATGATCAAAGAGGCCGCACAGATTGCGGTTATCTTGGAAGTGCCTAAAGAGATCTATCTAACAACGTGTGGTGAAGTGTTTGATGTAACACACTTGGCTATGGCAGACGTGGTTGGGTCGGCCTGATGGAAGTCGTTGCAGTTTGTGAGTGCGGTAAGGTCAAGTTGCAGATCACGATGGACCAGTTGTCCAAGAAGTGGCCGATCTGTGATTGCAATCAGTTTTTGAAAGTGTCTAATGATGTCAATGTTCTTCGTGAAACCACCAGAGACAGAGTGGGTGATGCCGACAGAGATTCCGGATCTACGCGGGGCAAAAGAATTTTGTATCGACCTTGAAACATATGATCCTAATCTAAAGACAAAGGGCAGTGGGTGGCCGACCAAGGACGGGTATGTCGTTGGCGTAGCAATTGCCGTCGAAGGCCTGTCTGTTTACCTGCCGATCCGCCACGGTAAAGGAGCAAATCTACCGCCGAGCATGGTTTTTGAGTATGTGAAAGATCTTTGTTCGAATCCAGAGGCGCACTACATCTTTCACAACGCACAGTATGACGTGGGTTGGCTAAGGGCAGAGGGCATTGAAGTAAAGGGAACAATCATCGATACGATGGTAGCCGCCCCATTATTGGACGAAAATCGTTTTAGTTATGCGCTAAATAGTTTGGGCAAGGACTACCTGTTTGAAGTCAAAGACGAACGGATGCTCCGCGATGCGGCGAAGGAGTTTGGTCTTGACCCCAAAGCAGAGCTTCACCTGCTCCCTGCAATGTACGTCGGTAAGTACGCAGAGCAGGACGCGGCGCTGACACTCCGACTGTGGTACCATTTCAGGGGCATGATCCAAAATGATGGCCTTGAACAGATCTTTGAAGTTGAATCTCAGATCTTGCGTATTGCCATCGATATGCGGACCAGAGGTGTCAGGATTGATCTGGAGAAGACTGAGAGTGCCGGTAAAGATCTCGTTGCAAAAGAGTGTGAGATCATTGCTTCTGTAAAGAAAGAGTACGGAATTGATGTAGACATTTGGGCGGCAGCCTCTGTGGCAAAGGGCTTTGACAAGCTGGGGCTTGACTACAACCGCACCCCAAAAGGACAGCCAAGCTTTACAAAAGACTTTCTCAAGAATCACGCACATCCTTTCGCACAGTCCGTGGTCAAGGCCCGTGAGCTGAACAAGGCGCATTCGACATTCATTGAAACAATCTTGCGCCATCAAAACAATGGTCGCTTGCACCCTGAAATGCATCAACTTCGCAGTGATGACGGCGGCACGGTAACGGGTCGGTTCAGTTATTCGAACCCCAACCTTCAGCAGATTCCGTCCCGCGATCAGAACATCTCCTCGTTGATCCGGTCGTTGTTTCTCCCCGAGCAGGGTGAGACATGGGGCTCGTTTGACTACGCTTCGCAGGAGCCACGTCTTGTCGTTCACTACGCAAAATCTTTAGATTTGTACGGGTCAGACGAGTTTGTTAACGCGTTCTTGGACGATCCTCGCACTGACTTTCATCAGCTTGCGGCTGATCTTATGGGTGTAACGCGCAAGGAAGCAAAGACAATCGGCTTGGGCTTAATCTATGGTATGGGAATCAACAAGCTATCGCATCAGCTTGGTGTGGATCTTGACGAGGCCAAAAGTCTGTCCCGTAAGTATCACCGGAATATCCCGTTCCTTAAAGAGCTTGCCGATAAATGCTCGGGCAGGGCAAGCCGTTCACCCTATCTGATCCGCACCTTGCTCCATCGCCGGTGTCGGTTCCCAATGTGGGAACCTGTATCCGTATCACGGGATGAGCCTGTGCGTACACCATACGACCGCGAGAAAGCTGAGCAGACATATGGGCCCAACAACATCAAGGTGGCCTTTGCCTATAAGGCACTGAACCGTTTGATTCAAGGGTCTGCCGCCGATCAGACCAAGATGGCAATGGTTGAGTTACACAAGGAAGGCTTGTTGCCTCTCGTCCAAATTCACGACGAGTTGGCAATGTCTGTTCCGGATAGAGATACGGCAAACAAAGTGCGTGAAATAATGGAGTCTTGTGTAAGACTCTATGTACCTAGTGTTGTTGACATGGAGTGTGGTCCTAACTGGGGATCACTCAAAGAAGGTTGGTACGAAGCTGAGTAACGATAGCCACAGAAAGGGCATCACATGAGGTATAAATTTAAACATCAGCCGTATGCACATCAGCTTACGGCACTTAAAAAATGCTGGGACAAAGATGAGTACGCTTTGTTTTGCGAGATGGGTACAGGTAAATCAAAAATCCTAATCGATAACTTCTCCATGTTATATGATAACGGAGAGATCGATGGCGTTCTTGTTGTAGCACCAAAAGGTGTCTACAAGAATTGGCAGAGGAAAGAGGTTCCTGAACATCTGCCCGAGCACATCGTTGCAGACATTGTAGTATGGTCTCCTAACCACACCAAGAAAAGGCTTGAGCATCTTCAGCTTGCTCTGAAGGATGACGACAATCTTAAAGTTTTGATTATGAACGTCGAAGCTTTCTCTACTGCCAAGGGCGTGGAGTTTGCCAAGCAATTTCTTCGCAAGCGTAAAGTGTTCATGGCAGTTGACGAGAGCACGATGATTAAGAATCGCAGTGCCAAGCGTACAAAGAATATTGTGACAGTTGGTGGTTTTGCCAAGTACCGCAGGATTGCAACGGGCTCTCCGATTACTAAGACACCGATGGACCTGTATTCACAGTGCGACTTTCTTAATCCTGATCTTCTTGGATACGGATCATTCTTCACTTTCCAAGCTCGGTATTGCAAGATGTGGAGACGCTCCGTCGGTACTCATTCTTTCAATCAGGTCGTCGGTTATCAAAACCTTGAAGAACTCACGTCCAATCTTGATCGGTTTAGCTATCGTGTCCTTAAGAAGGACTGCCTCGACCTGCCTGAAAAGATCTACATCAAGCGCCTCGTCGAACTCACGCCCGAGCAACGGCGGGTCTACGACCAGCTCAAAACAATCGCACTTGCCGTCTTCGAGAAGGGGGTTGTTACGGCGGCAAATGCACTTACTCAGATCCTTCGTTTGCAACAGGTTTGCTCCGGATTCATTAAGACTGACGATGGCAGGATCGAGCAGATCCCATCCAACAAGCTTAACGAATTGCTTGAAGTATTGGAAGAGGTCGATGGCAAAGTGATTATCTGGGCAACATATACCCACGACATTCAAGTCATCGCTGAAGCGTTGCAGAAGGCTTACGGGGAAGGCATCGTTAGAATGTATTACGGGGATACAAAGGCAGAGGACAGACAGCAAATCGTAGAGGACTTCCAAGACCCCAATAATTCAGTGCGGTTCTTTGTCGGTCAACCTCGCACCGGCGGCTATGGTCTGACGCTAACTGAGGCTGAAACTGTCATATATTACAGCAATAGTTATGACTTAGAAGTCAGACTTCAGTCCGAAGATCGCGCACATCGTATTGGTCAGAAGAACAATGTCACATACATCGACATCGTAACCGAAGGAACAGTAGACGAAAAGATCTTGTCTGCTCTGCGTGACAAGATTGATATTGCTTCGACGGTTTTGAAAGAAGGTTACAAAGAGTGGCTAATCTAAGTTGCCATCTCAAACGCAGTCTTCTCCACGTTATCAACGCGACGTTGCCAGCCCTTCCCAAATGTACTCCAGGTGGGAAGGGACTGCATAAACGCGAGACGTTTGTCGCAGATGTTTGTTACAAGGTCGCGTGGGGGTGCAATGGCTACGGCAGCAAGAGTAACTGGCCCAATGATGCCATCTTGATTAAGTCCAAGAACAGTTTGAAGAAACTTAGCGGCACGCACAACACCACTATTAACAGCAACATCAAACACAGCATAGTCCACGCCTGCCGGTAGATCATCTCCACGGACACGGTCCCAGTAGTTCTTTTTGTAGAGCGGTTGGACATCTTCTATTGTCAATGCTTTCATGTCATCGATTGTTACTGGGTGACCGACCCACTCTTCCCAAACTTTTTTAGTCACACCTTTATTGGTTGCCCCGCCCGGGTCAGATGGATGATTTACAAAACCCCCCTCGTGTTTGAGGACGTGAGCAAGGCAAGTACTGTAGTTATCGCGCATTAGTTATACCCAACTTCTTTCGCCACTTTATAGGCCCGTTCAGACAATGTAGCCTTTCGATCTCGAAGGGTGTTTAAATACTCTGTTTTTTTCTCAGCGGGAAGATTTGGATTATTACGAATAGATCTCATCTTCTTGTTGATCTCATTGATATCACGTTCAACGGAGTTTAGTACTTTACCAAGCGCAGCAGCCCTTGGGTTATCTGCGATTTTTTCTTTAACTAGCTCAAAATCTTTAGCCTCAGCAGCGTCCCTCATAGAGTTTGTAATCTGCTCTACTGTGCGCTTAACCTCGTAGAATTTACTAACATAGTCATTACGTATTGAGCGTTCTGTTTTAAAAAATCGATTTAATCCGGCTACGTTTGCTAACATACCTTGGAAAGACGTAGGATCTCCAAAGTAACCTTCGGGTCGCGTCCCACCACCAGATAATAAACCATCGATAGTTCCTGTCATTACCGTTGCAAATGTACCAAGATACCCGCGCAGCAAAGCGTCCGCTTGCTTTGGTGACAAGTACGGCACGCCTTTAGCAACAAGTTTTGCAACTTCTGAGGTGTATTCATCCACACGCTCGTTCTCGGGGCGCTTTTGTTCCGAGATATTTTCAATCTGCTGGCCGGTAAAAGATTCTCTGTTGGCGTAGTAGACATCGACGAGAGGTTTGACAGCCTGAGGTATAGCGTTGAACGAAAACGTAGTGCTGAGAATGTGAGTCAGACCTTCCACAAGTTCCTCTGACTCCTTCTTGCGTGCCGCATCAATTACAAGCGACGGCACAGCACCGAACAAGGAACCAAGTTCGAATGGACGAGGCAATGCAATAATGGTGTCACCAACTTTTACGTAGTTGTTTGAAACCTTATCTTGAACAGACAACTTATCATACCACTCGTCGTCGCCGTACATGGCCTGAAGTGCCAACTCAAACATCAGGAGCAATGCGCCACGAGCAACGATTGCGTTGGTTATACCAACGGCACCACCAAACTTTGCAACAACATCTTTATTCGCACCACCTGCAGTGTTGGGTTCAATCAAACGATAGAGACCTTGAACACGCGCATTTAAAAACGGTACCAAGGGAATAAGAAATGCGATAGCACTCCCAAACACACCGCGTCCAGTACCACTGCGGCTGAAGTTCACAAGGTTAACCGCTTCATACGCAGCATCAGCAGGAGCCATTCCGCTGCCGCCCTTGTCTTTAGATTTTGTAAGCCAGTTGTAATACGCGATACGGGGAGCCATTTCAGAAAGCTCGCCAATCTCTTCGAGCATGTCAATAATAGCCATCGCACGTTGCTTGTACGTAGGCGTACCTGCTTTCAAAGCGTATTGACGGAGCATGTACTCGGCCTGATCTTTTGACCGAGAACCAATGTTGTACCCACCAAAACCTTGCTGAGCAATAATTGCCCTATACGATGGATTATCAAGAAAACCTTGTCTAAGAGTTTGGTTAAATCCACTACCCATAAGTTTAAATGTTTCTGTAGCCAACTCAAAAAACGGCATCCCTGTTTTAATATATGTGTCAATAAGACCACGATACATATTGGCAATCTGAAACGCGGGCATACTTGTAACACCGAGTCGTAACAATTCGGTCAAACGCGTAAAGAATTTCATCCACCCTTGAAGCTGTTTAGGCGACAATGAAGCTAATGCTTGAAACATTGGAACGTCATTTACACGGAAATGCTTTTCTCCACCGGCAACGCGGTATGTAATGACACCTTCACCACCGCCCTTACCGACAGGTTCCACCAGAGACCTATCCTTTGTCTTTGCAACATATTCCGCACCTACCTTGGCAACCTTGCTATAGGCAACATTCTTCAGTCCCATTGTTACAATGGCGCTGTAGTTTCTTAAAACATTAGCGTAAAAGTCAGGGTCAAGTTTTATTTTGCCGTTCTTCAGCTTTGGACTAAAGTCTTTGATTGATTGAGGATCTTTGATTGCCCCATCAACTTCTGGAGACAGGATAAGGTTGCCGTCCTTTTGAAGACCCTCTTCTTGCTTACGATAGAATGGGGTATACATCATCGAAAGAAACGCCTCGGATTGCTCTTTGGTGATGATGCCCGTGTCCAAAGCAAACTTGATCATCTTGCTGTTGAAGTAACGGTACTTCTCAGCAATCTTCTTAAGTTCCGGGTCGGCATTGTCGATAATAGATTTAAGTTCGCCCATCGTGAACGGACGACCTGTTTTTTCGTTCTCAAACCCAAGACCACTACGATTAGCTTTACGCAAATCATATTCGCGCATAGCAACTGTTAATGCTTGAATCTCACCTTGCCGTGCAACTCCCGCTTCCTCAAAGAGTTCCTGAAGACCACCCGTTGTAGAGTCAAACTTAAACTCGTTGGTTGCAGGGTCGTATGCAAGAGCGCCAAACTTAATCATGCCGACTAAGCGACCTTGCATGTTCTGCACACTCTCTAAAAGCCTACCAACCTGACGGAACTCAGGTCTTTCCAAGAATGGAAGATTTGCAGCAACAGTGTTTCTAAGCAAGGCTTTGAACATGGGTTCGTATGTAACCTTGCCATTGACGACAATTTTTTCTGCCCCGGTAATTTCGGCAAGAGTTTTTGCAAACCAAGAACTATCGTTTGTAGGGCCTGTAACAAAAGTGGCAAACTCACTCAGTGTAGGAGGCGTTGCTGTAGTTGTCGGAGGAATTTTAGCTTCCTTGGAAACAACTTGAGTACCTTCTTGAGACGGCTGTGCCTGCGCCGAAATAATGTTTGGCGTTGCCGAAGGAGTAATAACTCTACGCTGGCGAATCTGACCTTTATCTGGAACTTTTGTTTCAACACCGTACACTTCGGTCAGAAGCTTTTCAAAAGCACCTTCTGTGGGTGTGATGCCCAAAAGATTAGAAATGTAAGAAAAGATATCACGCATCGACTTAAGCACGTCACTTTGAAATTTTTCCATGACGGTCTTAGGCGTGCGGCCTTCCAATTCCTTCGCAAGCCAGCGAGCACCCTTCTCGGCAACCCACTCAGAAAAGTCCTGATAATACTTTCCGGCAGGAGATTCGGATCCTTTAGCAGACATGCTTGTTGCAATATCTGATGGGACAGTTTTTGCCGAAGAACTCATGAAACGATTGAACTGTTCTTCGGTAATACCTGCTGTTTTGATAATTGACTGCTTGGCCGCAGGTTGTTTTATTCTTCCAGAATAACCCATCTCTCGAACAAACGTGAATCTCTCAAAAGCAGAGGCGTTCTTTTCTTTCAAATACTGCTGAAAGATCTCATCGCGAGTTTTTTGGTCAGACGTTTTAATCCAATAGTCTTCAGTAAGATGAGCCAACTCGTGGAAAAGAGTGTGCAGAAAAGCAACCTTAGGGGTCTGCCCATATTTCGCCGATGCCGTAAAATTAAGTTCAATCGCCGAGCCGGAAACTTCTTTGCCGCCGTAAATTTTTTTACCCTTTTTTACGCCGCCAACAATCTGTGTTCTTTGATCGCCCGCGCCTACTGTGCGACCAAGAGATCCCATCTGATTGTTTGTGGAAACCGTAAGATTTGACCCCGGGAAAAGGTCACGTTGAATTTGACGAATAATATCCGCTGATCCCGGAAGCATGTTCTCAAGCGCCCGCTCTGTAGTACCTTTAAAGGTGATCGTTGTAGGTGCAATAGGACGCGGAGGCGTTGGGATAGCCGGAGGCGTCTGGACAGGGGGTGCCTGAACAGGTGGAGTCGGGGCAGGTACGGTGAGTGCCGGTGCTTTCGGTGCAGCAGGTGCTTTCGGTGCAGCAGGTGCTTTCGGTGCAGCAGGTGCTTTCGGTGCAGCAGGTGCTTTCGGTGCAGCACCCTCTGGAATGGTAGCGCCGCTGACAATCTCGGGGTACTTGGGACCTCTGCGGGAGAAATCTACAGGAATAACACCCGACATCTCTCCTTTGCTATAATTGACAGCGGCAAGATTTCTTATGTGCTGACGTACAGCTCCAGCAATCGGGTCAATGAGAGCGTCGTCAAACCCCACTTTACGCAAGAAGTCGCGATACTCAACATCACGGCTGCTTTTTTCTGACTGAGATACGAAATACAGCGCCTTGTCTACGTCGTTAAAAAACAACGGGGTGTATGAGCCTCCTCCAAAGTTAATTGGCTTGGGCTTGGCCCCGGAAAGATTTTGAGGAAGGGAGAAAACCGGCAGCTGTGTATGCGGCCCGTCAAGGGGATCTCCCTCAAGATACGGACTTGCGGGTTTCGCAGGCTTGGTAGGCGGAGCCTCGTCAGAAGGAGTAGCTTCTGTTTCCGGTGCAGCTTCAGTGTCGCCAGCCGGAGGCGGAGGAATAACCGGTGTGTCAGGTGTCAACGGCTTTCCGTCAGTTCCGATCCGAACACGAGTAGGACGTTGCCCAAATGCAGCCTCAAACGGGCCACCTATAATCGCACCAAGTGTGCCGCCAAGAATTGCCGACTGAGCAACGCCAGAGGATGTTGGGACATTGACGCCCTCTCTTTGAAGAGCGACGTTCTGGGCAAGTTGTTCCTGTCCCTCTTGCAGGGCTTCCGGAATTGCTTCTATCGCAGCGCCTTTCAACAGGCGTTTGCGAAGGCCTGCGCCGCCCATCTCAACGTAGCCTTCCTTCGCACCGGTCTTTGCCATCTGCTCCGCAGTGGCTTCAGCCAGTTTCTTGAAAGATTCTTTTTCGGAGACGCGCTTGAGGATCTTTGAGGAGATAAGTTTTACTGCACCTCTCTCAAGACCAGTTGAACCGGCAAGACCACCGAGAAGCGCACCCACAACAATTTGATCTAAGTTCTTGCCGTTATAGGCTTGTGCAACTTGTGCGCGAGCAGCAATGTCCTCGTCTGACAAGTCGGTGTTCTGCTTAAGTTCCTGCGTGATGGCATCATAGATGTCGCCTTTAACTGTACCAACACCACCGACTGCACCCAAAGCTGCGCCGCTAAGAGGGCCCCCTGCCAAAGCCGCGATGATGTAGGGTGCTGTACCACCGGCAAGGCTTGCAATAGTATCAACGGGTGCAATTTTAATATATTCCCAAGAAGCCACGAGGTTTGCAAGGACACCTTCGTCCTTTGCTTTTGCAAGAACTTCTTGCTGAGCCTTGGCGTCCTTGTAATACTGGGCGGACATGTACTCGCCCAACAAATCTTCGATGCCGCGCACGTTTTGAGAGAATTCATTGTTCGCACCAAAGGCATCACTAATATTGCGAACGCTCATGGCTACGTTACGAGCAAAGTTGAGTGGTACGTCTGCTATTGCACGCAGCTTCGGATATTCATCCTTCTGTTCTTCAGGAGGAGCGGGACGGTAAGCCTTAAAAGGAGCCGTTGGGTCAAACGCTCGCGAGGCTCCGGAGACCGGAACCGCCGCATATGGAGCAGAAGGATCAAAAGCCATGGGTGTTATTATTCCACGGGTTCGGCTGTCGTTGGTCTACCGTTTTGATCTACGCCGGTCACTCTATATTGAATACCGTTTTGCGTTACAATGCTGCCTATACCGAAAGCAGAACCGGGTGCAGCACCATAGAGGTCGATACCTTCATATCCAAGACGACTCATTGTTTCCTGTATAATGCGTTCATTTCTATTTTTTTTCGCTTGAAGATAATCGATTCGCTCTTGTATGCGACTTTTTTGAGTCTCATCCAAAGCCTCTTTCATGTCTCTACCAAGCTCATCGATATCCCTATCGATCCGGCTGTTCTCATCCGTCTTGATATCAAAGATGCGCGTTTCTCTAGTAAGCTGTTTTTCTTGAAGAAGTTCAGCAGCACGTTGGATACGAGCAAGCCTATCTTCTTTATATTTCTGTTCTTCTGCAGCAAAAGCGCGATCTTCTTTTTCCGCACGAGCAAACTGCTCAAGACCAGCAATACTACCTTCGCCAATATTGGAGAGGGCATTTGAACTCTTGCCGCTCATAATGCCAAGACCGGCACGAATGAGGGCCATGTTAAAATTATCCTCGCGTTGACGCGCACGTTCTGCCTTGTTGTCCTCAATCTCTGTGGTCGGATCTTTGTCGTCAGACGAAGATGCCTTAGGATCTTTCTTTTTAGATTCTCTTGGGGGAATAATTGAAACGACCCCGCGAGAGGCATTCGAATCATTTGAAGCGCGAGAAGAAGTTTCCGTATCAACAAGCCCTTGGGTTTTATCACCTCCAACCAGTCCCAACCCAGCCCTTGGCACCATGTCAGGACGCAATTGTAATTTTGAAGGCGGTTTTGGCAAAACAGATGGAACACCTGAAGACCCTTGACCGCCGTATTGATAAGGACCAACAAATCTAGGATCACCGGGCTTAGGTGGTTGAACAGGACCAATAAACTCAGGATCACCGGGCTTAGGAGCCTCAGGCTTAGAAGCCTTTGGCTTAGAAGCCCAAGGTGACTTTGTTACTTTTTCCGGAGCAGGAGCCTCAGGCTT